AGAATATGCGTTTCTTCGACATAATCACAATCTATAATACCTACTCCGTTACTGAGCGCTAAACCTTTTTTGGCAGCTGCACTTGAACGAATAAACATTTTCATTACATGGTGTTCAGGTATATCAAATATTAAACCTGTTGGAACCATTGCTCTTTGGCCAGGGTGTAATAAAAATGCAGGTTCACCATCAATTTCTTTAGTTAATATATCAACTTTTCGATTTACTGTATTATACGCTTGTATCTTTTCACCAGTCACAAAGGCTGCGGATATGTCGAAGCATGCACTGCCTCGAGTAGCGTAAGTTGGAAGGATTGCACATTCTTTAGTTTTAAACACATTCATATTATATAAGTTACTAATTTGTTATATTGTTAACTAGCTTTTGCGTTACCAATATTGTATTTTACAGTTAGTTCCCAATCGTCTTTTTCTTTAAACGATATAATTTTGATTTGATTTAATGATGCTACTGGGTCTTTTGTCTTTTCAGCATCTACAATCTTTACTAATTCCCACTCTTCTAATAGGTTAACAATTGTGTTCCTACGAGCGTGGTCTTCTTCTGTAAAAGTATTATGCTTACCGTCAAGGATAAACAATTCTTTAAAATGCAGAATTGAGTATCTACCTTTCTTGTGTAAAATGTGGCAGGACTGAAATAGCTTCTTGTCTTTACGACTAGAAATACCAATCCTTGTAAGTGTTTCTTTAATTTTTAAGAAACTATCAGGTGTAGGAAGCGTTACTTCAACGCCAACACCTCTAAAAATATCTTCTTGTTCCATGATACATATTCACCTTTTTAATTATTGTGACTGATGGTATATAACCACTATAAGATTTATTTATCTTTTTCAAGCCTTACCCTCCTGTCACAAGTCGGTCGTGAACACTTTGAAGCTGTTCTTCATTCAGAACTTTGAGATATTGCTTTGCCACTGTTCGGTTACATTGATATACTTCTTGTATCGCATCGAGATTCACATCTTTATCAGCCTTCGGCCACTTAGAGAATCTTTTACGCTTTCGTAATACAGCACGGTAGTAATCAAACTGTGCTGCTGGAAATAACTCATGCCTCTGGTTCATTTCATTAGCATGAAGTATCGTATCTTCGAAGTTCGTAAACCCACGGTTAACAATATAAGCATTGTATTGTTTTTCCGTTACATCTGGTATGTCGCTATCTCTTATGATGTCCGCTTTACTAAAAGAAGCGGCATTCATAAAATCAAACGGACTTAAATCACCCTTTGCCATTTTGTATTTCCTCTATGTTCATAAGAATTTCGTTCATGTCTTTTGCACAAGTTGCGCACATTTTGAGTTCCGCTTCACCATCCGATGCTTGGTACTTTAGAGTGTATTCTTCACCTCCTTCTACACTCACGTCGCAATTAAAGCATTGGTATGATTTTTGGAAATCAATTTTCATTAGACATACTCGGATTCAATCATAACTTCAGTTAAAAAGGCAACCATGTTAACCTCTTGGTCAGCTACGAAATTACTCTTATACATATAGTCAGCGAGAGTCACAACAAAACCAGGTTGGGTTTTAAATTCTACTCGTTCTTGCATCATATCATAGATACGTCTGAACATCTCATTCATATCTTGGTCTGAGTTCTTTGCTACCCATTTACGCATATTCGTAAAGTCTTTTGATTTGAGTAAGTTATATAACTCATCAATACTTTCTTGTTTTAGATTTACAAATATACCTTCGTCGATTTTACCTGAAGCTGCATAAGATTGTAGTTCAGTCAATACACGACGGAAGTCTGGGAAATGTTTTTCAATAACTTTTGCTACAACACCTTTATCGTAAGCAACATTCTCATTCTCAAGAATATTGATAACACGTTTAAAGAATTGCATAGCAAGAGCTGGACGCTCTGTCGTTTCAATAGTAAAATCTACTTCAGATAACCTTGAACGAAGCGGAGCAATAATTCTGTTTTTGAAATTGCAAGTAAATATAAATCCACAGTTCGCTGAATATTCTTCAATGAAATTACGAAGAGCAGGTTGTACATTTGCTGCACTGAGATAATCTGCTTCGTCAAAGATTACATATTTTCTGCCTCCACCAAGGGAAACAGCACTTGCATAAGTTGAGATATCATATCGAAGAGTGTCGATATTCACATTAAGAGAACCATTTTTAACGATATAGTCACAGCCCATCTCATCGAGCATAGCTTTAGCGATCGTAGTTTTACCTACTCCTGGTCCGCCGGTTAGTAATAAATTGGGTACACTTTCGTCATTTACGAACTTACGAAAAGTGTTTTTCATTTTTTCTGGTAAGATTGTATCGTCAATTGTTTGCGGACGATATTTCTCTACCCAGAGTACTTCATTTTGTTTGTGTTGCATAGTTCACCAATAATCATAATATAAAATAAATTGAGGGCGGGGATAAGCGAATGCTGTATCCCCTGTTCTCGAGAAAGAGTGTTGGTCTTAGTCAACCAACTTGTCAGCTAATTCACCGGTTGCTGGTTCGGCTACATCCACACTTTCTTCTCCGTTAGGAGCTTCTTGCTGTGGCATGTTTTGTCTCAAATAAGCTTCAAGCTTATTCCTTAACATTCCGACACCTGCCAGTTCATTACCTTGGAACCCGCCTCTTGTTGATACTACATCAATAAGTTGCAGGACTGTTGAGAGGTCGTTCATATTGATTACGACTTCTTCTTGCTGTTGCTGGCCACCGAAGTTGCCTTGTACTGCGTCATTCATAGTTTCACCTATCCTTTATTATATGTTGACTTTGAATCTATTGCCACAAAGTAAGTGACGTTGTCCCCTTTGAATTCTGAAATCCCTTTTGAACAAATGGTAACTTCATAATCCATCGGCATTAGTTTCAAGTTATCAGTTTTAATGATGACTCTAAACTCATCGTCAGTTTCACCAATTTCAACACCAAAGTCATCTGCGTTGTCATTAGCACTGTCGATTGCTTTGAGATAACACTTGCCGCTTTCGCCGACAAACGCAATCTCGGTAAACTGAAGAACTCCTGCTGCTTTGAGTACTGAAGAAAGGTCACTTTCTGTTACACTCACAACAACGTCTTCAGATGGTATATTTATATCTTTTTCAGGCGGAGTATGAATCATAGAGATGTCTGCATAGACATACTTGGTTCGTCTCTTACCTTCAGATATAATAAAGTATTTATCTCCAAACTCAACGTCTGGGTCATTATACAAGCTTAATATTGAAAGAAATCTAGATAAGTCATATACACAAGCTTCGCTTGGTATTTCATCTGGGATTTCTGCAATCGCAATAAGCGTTTTTTCTGGAGTAATCGTCTTAATAGTATTACCGGGCTTTAACAAAACTGATTTGTTAATTGCAGTAAAACTTTTTAGGACACTCAAGGTTTCGTTAGAAAATTTCATAATATAAATTTCTCCTGATTTATGAAAGGTTTATTATAACATACTTTTAGTAATTTGTCAACCACTACTTATAACTCTTTTTACTAGAAGTGTTATCAGCAGTTGCTGTCACTCCAAGCTCTGCAATGGAACCCATACCACCTTTAAAGATATATGTTCCTGTGTGGTTTAGCTGCATCCAAGGACACATCCAAACTTTCAGACCCGCTTTACGGGCTTGCTTACAGAAGAAATAATCTTCTGATAAGTAACGCTTAGAATCTGGGTCAATAACACAATCAAAGAAAGCTGTAATTTCTCTTGTGCCATCAAACTGTTCGGTTCGTACATGGTCTGGTAAATAGGAAAGCTCTGGATAAGCATCACGGTATTTCTCTAATGCTTCTCTTGAGATTAACATAAATCCAGTTCCTGCTTCTTGTACTTCAACCGGCTCACTCAATTTAAATGATTGCATACCTTTAACTGGGTTGAATACAAAGTCTGATGTAAATCTTTCTAGTTCAAATGGATTCTCATCTGATTTACCCATTTGCGCAGCTCTAGCTACTTTTTCCCATGCAATTGTTTTCTTAGGATAAGGTCCTGTTACAATTGGATATTCTTCTGGGTCTTGTAAATGTAAACCAAGTAATGCTAATGCATCACGAGGATTGAATGCAATATCTGCATCAATAAATAATAAGTGAGAACAATCTGAACGTAGGAATTCGTCTACAATATAGTTCCTAGCACGTTGTACAAGGCTCTCATTGAAAAGGAAATAGTATTTTAATGGGATACCATGAGTAGCACATAACATGCTTAGATCGTTGGTAGCTTTTGTGTAAAGGCCCGTTGCTTGACCACCATACATTGGTGTACCAACAAAGATACTATGCTTTCTTAGTTCTTCTGTTTTAATTTCAATTTTCATATTTGCTCCAAATCATTTTCTGCTCTTACGATTGCTTGTAACCTAAGTACATCTGCTAATACATCCCAAGAACTATCATGCGCTTTAAATGTTTTATCCCATTTTTCTGTGTCGGCAATAGGACAGAATCCGTTTTGTTTGTTTTCAAAGTTAAATTTAGCATCAATATAAGTTCTCATATCACGTACCATATAGTATTTCAAATAGTTATAGAGATGAGCTTTACGACCTTGACTATCAAAAAGTCTTGTAATAATAATTGGGTCGAAAGCATTACCACGAGTCCACCAATGGCCGATATTTTCGTCAACAACTAAGTTGTGAAAATTTGATACGAACTCTTTTACTGTAAGGTCTTGCTGTGATGGTTTAATTTTATCACGAACTTCTTTAGATTGTTCTGACCAAAACTGAATTACATCTTGTTCAATCTCATAACCATATTCCTTAACTTGTTCTGCAACATTAAGCTTAAACCTACGAGTTTTATTGATGTCTGCTGGAGTATAAGGATTTGTAGTAAAATTATCCCAGTCAAAAATCATTACTGAACAGTCAACGACTGCACAAGTTGTAGGCTCTGTGCCCATTGTTTCAAAGTCAAGTACTAAATGTTTTTTCATGTCATAAACTCGGTTATATCTACAGATGAGTGACTATCACGAATACGCTGTGATAAGTTGTCTTGGTACATAAATGTAGCATCTTCCATCGGTAATTTTTTCTCTATTGCTTTCTTAACCTGAGTAGCCATATCCCTTGCAGTTTTGTAAGGTACATTTTGGCAGATGTGGTTGATGCTTTTCTCTGGGTCAAGTAATTCATAATCTTCAGGAAGTCCCATGATGTTCATTGCTTCCCTTATGTTTATATATCTATCTTCGACGGGGTGAGTAAGAACATGTGGCATATGTACTACAAATGCTCCAATGTATCGAATAGGAATCACTGTTCCTCTCCACATTACTCCACCACCTGCTTTAAGTTTTTCATATCTTCTCATACATTTATCGGCTTCTCTATCAAGTCCTAGCCCTCTCATGTATTCAGATACTTCAGCATAGTTTTTACCGTGGTGGTGTATGATTTCACTTTCAACATTATACGATGCTCTTGTGAATGTTTCGTCTTCTCTTAATTCTGCTGCAAAATCACTATGAGTCATTCCGCCTTTTATTTCTTCTAATAAGTATTTGTAGTATGGGTCATCTTGAGATGGAATGCGCTTATTAATTGTTTCTGTTTGGAAATTAGATTTTGTTTCTAATAACAAGTCAGTAATGGTCGGCATTTCTTTATCAAAATACTCGAATACCG